TTGACAAGTGTTTTAGTCCGTGGTATAATTTTGGCGCCTCCTGGCGGATTTTTCGGCGCCTATCCCATTATAGCAGGCTTTGCCTGCTATGTCAAGCGAAAAAATTGCCGGAAAGCAAAAAAAAAAGCCGGGGATTTCTCCCCGGCCCTATTGACTTATGCGGAAAGCTTCTCCCGCAGAATCTGGAGAACCAGCTTGGGAGCCTTTTCGAGGCCATCCATATTCTTACCAACCAGCTTGGCAATATCGGCAGCAATTTCTTCCTTGCTTTCAATCTTGCCGCCGGTCTTGCTCACCTTTTCGGCAGCCTTGTAAATGCCCATACGAACGGCCTTAGCGCGAATCGAACGAACATCCTTGCCAAACTTGGCGGCAAATTCCAGCGCCTTAGCGTTGTCGATAATGCCAGCCGAAAGCAGCTCGGCTTCCTGCGCTTCGCTGTATTTCTTTTCGACAGTCTTGGTGGTAGCAGCCATGGTATTTCTCCGATTTATCGCGAGAGGCCCATCCCCTCTTGATGTGACCAGTATACGGATTTTTGAGAGCGACGCAAGAAAAAAATGCAGCCGAGGCGAAAATAAATACGTATGCGCCAGCGATTTTTCGCTTGACAGCCGCGCGGAAACCTGCTATAATTTTGGCGCCAGTGGGCCGGCGCATAATGGGCATTCAGCCCATTATAGCATGCGCGCCTGGCCGCTGTCAATAGGAAAAATTCACGATAGGCAAAAAAAAAAATAGGGGCTTTCGCCCCTATTTTTATTAGGCCGCCAGCCTCCTATTCTGTTTAGTTGCATTGAAACAAGTAATGCCGATCGAAAGCATTGCAGCGATAACCTTAAGGTTATCATCGAACATGATTGCGTTTGCTTCCGCAGCGCAAGTAAAACCTTCGCTCTTGAAGTAATCTTCGAGAAGATCAATCTTAAGCTGCGCGTCCCCGCGCATATCGTTTTCACCGCGCGAAAGAAAAACGTCATGGCCAAGGCCCTGTTCTTCCAGAAAAATATGGTTGGAAGGGTGAGGCGAACGAGCCGTGCAAATGATAACCGTGTGACCGGCAGCCTTGATTGCTTTCATGCTAGCAGCAAGAGGCAGAAGCGAGTCGGCCATGATCTTTTCATGCGTGTTATTTTCGAGCCAATGCTCAAGGTTCAGCGAACCATCGGGCAGGGTATTCTGGCGATGGCTGGAGTCGATAACCGTGCCGTCGAGGTCGAAAATTACGTAAGCCATTTGTTAGTCCTTCCGTCTTGATGTCCTCTTATAACTCGGCATCGCGCCCTAGTCAAGAACTATTTTTCAACAAATAAATTTTATCTCCTATTGACAGCCCTGCGCGCACGTGATATACTGAAAGTAGCGGGCAAAATTTTCGGCGCCTTTGGCTGCCTATTTATTAGGCAGCCTCGAGCTTTACCATGCAGGCTTGATTGCATTCGGATGCTTCAGGAAATACCAACGAGTATGTGTTTGCCGCATTGCAACATAGTTACGCCAGCTAGGGTTATTGAAGTATTCCGATTGTGCCTTGAGGTAGCGACGATATGCAATCCAGATGCGAATCTTGTTTATCATGTCACAGCCTCCCGTCTCTAAGATCTTCAAGGAACATATCGACCGCCTCGCTGAATGTCAAGCCATCATCGAAAGCGCCCCACCATTCCCAATCAGGGAAACTCTCCCTATCCATGCCAGTGCGCTTGATGATAATGGCATCAGCCATATGAAGCCAAGTCTCGAAATCCATATCGTTTTCTCCGTCTTGATGCAATCATCTTAGCCTAGTTGCGGCTGGCCGTCAAGAAAAATAATTGCATCAGGCAAAATTTTTTCGCTTGACAACGCATCTAATTCGCACTATAATTTTGGCGCAAGCGCGCTTGCGCCTTTAACAGGCTTTTAGTCAGAGTAGCACGAAAAAAAGTGCTTGTCAAGCAAATTTTTCACTTGACAACGCATCTAATTCCCACTATAATTTTGGCGCTAGCGCGCTGCATTAAATTCTCACTTGCGCGTTTTGGCGCTGCGCGCACATTAAATTCTCACTCATATTAAATTTGCACTCATATTAAATTCGCACTTGACTTTTGGCGCATTAATTTTTCACTCATTAAATTTTCACTCTTTGTTCTCGGTTTGTTCACGGTCTGTTCCGCTGTTCACGGTCTGTTCCCGGTCCGTTCCCGGTTTGTTCTCGTTCTGTTCTGTTCCGGTGGAACAAACCGGGAACAAACAGGGAACCTCTACCGAATCGGTAGACATTGATTGGAACAAACCGGGAACCTCTACCAAATCGGTAGAGATAGGCCGATTGGCACGATTCTTGCATGACGCGATATTGAGAATCATTCGCAATGCTAATGCGAACCATTCGCAAATCACATTCCAGTGTGATAGTTTCATATAGAACCACATTTTAATGTGTCCGTCCTTTATTGATAATGATTCGCAATAGCCGCCCTTTATTGATAATGATTCGCAATGCCTGCCCTTGCCTGCCCTTGCCTGCCCTTGCCTGCCCTTGCCTGCCCTTGCCTGCCCTTGCCTGCCCTTGCCTGCCCTTGCCTGCCATATCCCTCCGACCCTGCCCAAAAATGCCCGCAAATGGCCCTTAGAGCGCGAAAGCGGCCCGGCCCGCACCTACCCTAGCTCGAGGCCTTGCCCTATGCTCTACGGGCCGGACATAAGGGGAACAAACAAAAACACGAATAGGCAGGAGTCATGCAAGAATCGTGCCAATCGGATTCCGCAGACGAAAAAAATGCCCGGAACAAGTTGTTCCGGGCATGTCTTAAGCTTTATTGCCAATCACCTTAATAACGCGACCATCAGGATAAAGTAAAAATTCGCCGGATTCCGCGTATTTTTCGGCTCTGCTAATATAGGGCGAAGCATAGGCGAGATCACCGTAAGGTGTGATGCAAACGATATGGCCTTTATTCAATGCCTGTTCTGCCTCTTCCCTATCGCTTAAATAAACATATACGGGAATGTTGCGAACAATCTCGTTGTTCGTGATGTTATTCGTCCAGACGACATCGCAATTGTCCTGAATAGCCATTGTATTAGTCCCTTATCAAATAAAGCATGGCGATTGTAAGTATCGCCATGCCAATAAAGAATGGAAAAGAGGGTGCCGCGCTTCCCATTATTTGAAAGCCAGCAAGTTACGGGAGAATACTGCAAAGTCCTCCGCAGTATATTCTCCCGTTGCAATTTGTTCATTAACCCAATCGCGTGCCTCTTGTTCTGTCTTAAAGACCAGATAATCGTGCGCGGGATAGTCAACGACCATGTAATCAATCATGATTGTTCCCCTTGGAAAGAGTAGGGGCGGCAATTGCCGCCCCTATATTGATTAGGCCGCTTGGCTATCGCGGGAAAGTCCCGCGATTGCCAGTGCCATAAGATCCACGTTTTCATCGGCAATCGTGGCCGAATCCTGCGCAATCTTGCGGGCATTGGCAAGGGCCGCTTGAATCCAGCCCTTGATTGCAACGCGCGAATTGAGCGGCATGTAGGGGGTCGATTCCGTGTTGGAGATATCCAACACATCACCGTTGTCGAACGTGACCAGATACAGGCCAATCGTGCAGGGGCCGTCAATGTAGCGAATCGCCTTAACGCCGCGCTGCGCCAGAATCCGCTCTACCGCGTCGCTGCCATAGGAGCGGGCAGGAGAAACATTCGATTCGTTAGTGGTGTAGTAGCGCATTGGAATAACCTCCGATTAGGGGCGCGCGGGATTGCGCGCCCTAGGCAAGTGCCGCCCTATCGGGTCGACTGGTTAATCACGATGAGAAAGAGTCACCGAAGCGACGCCCTATCCCTAGGCCGGTGCATCACCCTTGCCAAGCCCCTATCGCAACCAAAATGGCGGTAATTAATGCAAAGCCTCGAGCCTATGTCACGCAATAAAGTTACGTGAGAGGGCGGTTCAAAGACATAATGTTGCGCCGCGCGCTCGGACTACTCCGCACGTACCACTTGGGGTAAAAAACCCAAACAAGGTGCCAAATAACTGGCCCAAGTTATCCCTGGTGATGCATCCACCGCTTCTTTCGCTCCCAAACTTCCCTAGGTGAGCTAAGAGAGTCCCCGAGAACATCGTCCGACTCCTGCTCAATGGCCCAAATCATCCCAAGCACATCATCCATTTCATCCCGTAGACGAATCACGTTTGGTGTTCCGTCGTCGTACTTCGAATGCCAGCCATGCCGAATAATCTTCGAGCAAGCCTGAATCACCTCCCCGCATTCCTCCATGAGAATCACTAGCCGCTCGCGCTCCGCATCAGTTATCATCGAGGCAACTCTTCAACCGAGATAATACGAAAGCCACTATGAATGTAGTAGTCCTTTACTGTAAAAGGCTGTACCACATCAGTGCGAATTTCCTTCGGCATATGAGGCTCTCCATAAATGCCCACAACCTGTACGGGCCATCCCGCATGCGCGTCAACGCTTACTCTAGTTGTCACCCGTATAGCTCCTCATAATATGGAGCATCCATACTCACACTAGATACTTCTCGAAGATCCACCATTGTTGATCCCTTGAGAGTAGGAAATGTATAAGTGTACTGCTTGTCGTTGATCGCATAGGCACGATCCTTCGCGACCAGCTCAGTAAGCTCCTCGAAAGCCTTTCGCGCCTCTTCCTCGTTATTCATAAGATACTTTAGTGGCCCAGAGCAGTACTTATTTAGAATCATAAGACTCCATTGCTTGCTCTCCATTTGATGCCACTTTTCACGCTGTTCTTCAGTCACTTTAGATCTCCAATATTCGCACAGTAGTTCTTGTGCTCGTAATGCACCACAATTCTTCCTAGCTCCTTACACCGGTCCCGACTTTCATGATCATTCGATACCGACCAGGCTATCAGAGCCATAAAGAGCAGAAAAAGTATAACCCCCGCTAGCTCACTCATACCAATGCTCCACAAATTTCTCACAGACTATCTCTAGACCTAGCAGAGGGCCTAATACAATCCCTATTACTATCGCGAAAGGTAGCATGGCTATCAGGTATAGTCTATGCCAGGTCATTTTACGAAACTCTTCAGTAGCGCCTGATACTCACGCGAGTGTTTCGTAAGAAGGTCGTCGACCTCTCGCTTCTGCTCTTGCGTGAGAACCTGCTCAATCTGTGTAGATTGGCAGATTCCATTTACTACCCCATTATTAATTTGACCGTGCATAATCACCTTATCAAAATTGATATATGCTAGGTCTAGCCATTCACTTTCCAATGATATACTCCTTTACTTGTTCCCAGAAGAGCTTAGCGTCCCCAGTGATGTTCTCGCTTAGCCCGGTTACTTCCCCGGTTGTGCAGCTGACTTTGATCTTACCAAAGACTACGTGAGAGGGCTTCACTAATTCATTTGGAACTGCTTCGTATCTGGGAATTGAATTCCAATCCTCGTCTAGTGGCTTACTCATATTAGCATCTCATGGGTGCTGTAGCATTTGGTTGCGCATGTACTTGGTCAAGCTTTGGGTTCGGCATACTAGGATCAATCTCGTGAATGAAGACCATTGCTAGATGCTTGCGAATACTACGTACTTGTTCTGGCGTTGGTTCGTCACTGTCTGTCAGCTCAAAGAAACCCTGCAGCCAAAAACAAAAATCTCTACTTTTCATTTACTCGCTCCTTTATGTGGGCAAAGCAGCCCATTTGTTTAATTCTTGGTTTGCCTCCGTAGGGGCTATCTGGATTTTTACAGAAACTATCTCTGAAGTACTTACAGGTGTCGCACTTATTCATAGAACATTCTTTGTTCGATTTCTTTCGCTGTTCTTAAGGCCTTATCGAAATCTCGATCATAAAGCTCATATCGAAGCCTTACTAGCTCTGACCGAAACTCTCCGAAGATAAGCTCGGTAAGTGCTCGCTTGATCGCATGAACTGCGTCCTCCTTTTGGTTCTGATTGTCGTCGTCAATCCTGATAGTATGTCCGAGCTTGACTCCAACGAAATACTCTGTAAGAAAAGGATTATGAACAGGCTTGTTCATTTCCGAGTCCACCACTAGAAGTGGGGGCAACTGTGCATATTTCTTGCCAGTTATACCGGCTTCGATCTTTTTAATTATCTCGCTCATTTAAGAACTCCTTTATTATTTGCCAGGACTTCTCCCAGTTCTCGTTAATATCCTCCAGAGGCAACAGTGCTTCTGAAATCTTTTTCATTGTTTCTATTTCCATTTTGTCAAACTACATGATTTTGGGCTAAAAGTCAAGATAAATATTTTGGTGAGCTAATTCAGCAATACCGGCACCTCCTCTAAAAATAGCTTGACCCACAATCCCCTTGCTGGTATAATGCAAATTATGACACAGATTGCACTTACACCAGAATGCCTTGACATTGCGAACGCCTATCTTGAATATGGTTCGGCACAGGAAACCGCTAACCAGCTTCAGATTCCTGAATATCAGGTAATCTCTCTTCTAGAGCGTAAGGATGTCAAAGACTATATAACCGGGGTTTACCTCGATAGAGGCTTTAGAAACAGACACAAGTTGGGTCAGGTACTAGATAGAATGATCGACGCTAAGCTACAAGAAGCAGAAGAGTCGGGAATGTATACTAGTAAAGATTTATTAGAGCTACTTCAGTTTGCTCATAAGATCCGTATGGATGAGCTTAAACAAGAAAGTGGAAACAGTGGCCCAACAGTTAATATTGCTAACTTTGGCCAAGGAAACTACGGACAGTTGATGGAGAGACTTCTCACTAATGATAAAGGAGTTAAGTGACGGATTTAAATCGCTTGTCGCTTCCTTATCAGTTAGACCGCTATCCACACTAGCGGCGGTCCTTATTATTTGTTTAGGCTATGTAGGCTATAGAAGCTACAGTGCGCTAGAGTCCATGATAGTTACTCCCGCAGAGGAAGCTAGCAGGTTCAAGGAGCAACTGGAGAGCGCAAAGCTTGTAAATGAGAGTCTAAATCAGTTAAGTACTGATTTAAAAGCTCATAGTGTAATTATTAGACAGTTTCATAATGGTAGACACGATTTAACGGGTATACCTTTTACTGAGACTACAGCAAGCTATTACACCGATGCTTATGAGCTATCGGGCGATGAGCCTGTGTCTTCAATGAATGAAAGCCTACGAATGATTTGGAAAGAAATTGATAAGCCGGAATGTACCGTCCTATATGGACCAGTAGATTCTTCGTCTAGAAGATATTTTAAAGCGTACAACCTGCGTAAGGTAGTACAATGCCCCCTAACTAATTTACTGAATTATCCTATTGGTACGATTACTGTGGGATTCTCAGAAGGAGACGTGGACGAGACTATAGCAGTTAATAAGACTTCTGCAATTGCCAAGCGCGTCACAGGATATTTAACAAATGGTTACTGAATATATTAAGCGTGAACAAAGAATGGGTTACGATGAAACTGGAACCCTAGTTTATAAGGTTCCTGTAAGTGAGCCATCACCTCTAGCGAGCTATAATGAGGAAGTAGTACTAGTAGTAGAAGACGAGGATATGCCTCCACTTAACCTAGTATGAACTGGCTAAATCTAGAGACAAATGAAAGAAAAAATCTTTCTCTCTGGATGATGTTTGGTGGTGCAACCGTATTTACTATATTTGCTGGTGTAGGGTTATGGTTAGTAGCGGCTAATTTAAAATATGTCTTTTATTTAGCAGTACTGGCACATATTCAGATCATTACTATAATGACTGGATTTATAGCACAATTAGTAAAAAGAAGAATAAGTGCCGGAAAAGAAGGCATAACAATTACTGACTCAGGCACTGAATCAGGAGAAACAAATGTTTAAACTAAGCCAACGCTCTCTAGATAAACTAGCAGGTGTAAATCCAAAACTAGTTGCAGTGGTTAAAAGAGCAATAGAATTAAGTACAGTGGATTTTGGTGTTTCAGAAGGTCTAAGAACCCTAGAGACACAAAAGAAATATGTAGCCTCAGGTAAATCCCAGACTATGAAGAGTAAGCATCTAGACGGTCATGCAGTTGATCTAATAGCTTATGTAGATGGACAGATTTCTTGGGAATTAAATCTATATGACAATATAGCTGATGCAATGGCAAAAGCCGGTAAAGAACTAGGTGTATCAATTTGTTGGGGAGCGGCATGGAATGTTCCTGATATTACAAAGTGGACTGGAACTATGGAATCGGCAATGAACCATTATATTGATGAGAGAAGAAAAGAAGGAAAGAGACCATTTATTGATGGTCCTCATTTCCAAATTTAATATGGAGATTCCAAAATGAAAAGCATTAATGGAGGAATAAAGGCGAATGTATCTGGGTTCAATACAACCTTCAGAGACTCTTTCGCAATTTTCCCAGGAACAAACTGGACACAATCAGTAGCAACAGGTGATATTGTTGCAATGGATGGTAATGCAGTAGGTTCCTCATACCTAGTTCTATCTAAAAATCCATTAGACTCTACCGGCGGTGAGACTATTGTAGAAAGCACAGCTACTTTTTCTATGCCAATCGAAACAGCTGCAGGTATTCACTTATCTCAGCGTACTATTGGACAAGAACTATCTTTTGAATTAGTATCTAGTGAGCCAGTATCGGCTACACCAGCAGAACTAACTATAACATCTATTTCACAAAGTACCACTACTCTTACTGTAGTTACTTCTACAGCTCATAACCTAAAGATTGGTAATCGTATTGGTATTTATGGTGTACCAGACAGCAGATTAAACTACTCACAGCTAGTTGTAGCTACTATTGTAAGTACTACCTCATTTACTTGTACAGCTGGACCTGCTGGAACTATCCCATCATTAACTGCGACAGGTTCCCAGGGATTCGTATACCAGCGCTCTGCTATGGCGTGGAGTCCTAACGGCACCTCAATGGTATTTGAAGGTGCAGCAGCAACTTCAGCTTCATTTTATGCTAAGAGTAATAATGATGATGTGATACCAGTAGGAGGTACTCTAGCCGGCTCACACCTATCTACTATTGCATCAACTGCTTCAATACAGCCAGCAGTAGGTTTAGCAAATTATAACTTTAGACCTACATCAGAATTCAGAGTTGCGCAATTAACTGATCGTCTACAGTGGCACGATGTCGGTGTAGATGTTATTACGCAGACTTCATCTAGAGCGAATATAACCCAGGTAATACCAAATAATACAGTACCTTATAAGATTCGTTTCCGTGCAAAAAACCAGAAGGGATTGACCGTTCCAGTAGCTAAGATAGTATCGGCTGCTAAAACAGGAACAACAACAGCAACTGTAGTTACAGATGTTGCTCACGGACTAACAACAGGTGACTTTGTTAATATCTATGGTGCAAGAGACTTCACTACAAACTTTCCTAACTTAACTACAGCTACAGTAGTAGCATCTGTTGTAAACTCTACAACATTTACAGTAGTTTGGGGCCCAGCAGTTACAGCTACTACATATGGTGGATATGTTTCTCGTGTAAATGGGGGACAGGTACAGCAGGGCGCATCTACAACCGTAGTACAGTCGACCGCTGTAGCTAGCAATATTCTAACACTAGTTGGATCTGCTACTTGGGTAGGTATCGTACTTATTGGTGATTATGTAAATGTTTACGGTGTAAGAGCAGACACAACAGGAGCAGATCTTGGTGTAGATGGTGTATATAGAGTAAGAGATATAGCCACAACAACTCTAACACTAGAGCCAATAGATACTGCTACAACAACAGCACTAACAACTATTGGCACTCTAACAACCACAAATGCTGGTGGTGGTGTAATCAAAAGAACAGATATGCGCGTTAGCTTCTTACGTTCATTTGATTTCAATAGACTTCGTATAGATGCTATAAATAGACCTGCTGGTGACGTTGCCGGCGCTCTTCCAGTACAGGTATCAAATACCATTCCTGGTATAACTACCGTAAGTACTGTAAGTACCGTAAGTACTGTAAGTGCCCTAACAGCTGGAAACTTAAACATTCCAGGCACAATTCCTGATGCTACTTCCGCAGCTATTACAACCACAACTACAACAGCTGCAATTACACCTACATTTGGTTCAGAATATCAAGTAAATATTCCGGTAACTGCTGTATCTGGTACAACTCCTACTATGGACGTTGTAATTCAAGAAAGTGACGATGCTGGTACAAACTGGTTTGACGTATACCACTTCCCACGTATTACTGCTGCAGGTATGTACAGGTCTCCGAAGTTACCTCTAAAGGGTAACAGAGTTAGATATGTACAGACACTAGCAGGAACCTCCCCAAGCTTTACTAGATCTATTAACAGACTACAGGGATCTTTCAATGGAGCTGGATTTGTTAGAAGAATATTTGATAGAGCTGTTAGCTTAACAACACTAAATGCTACAACCGTTACAGCCGTAGGAAGTACAGGTCTACTAGCTCTTAATACTCAAGAGTGTAATAACGTACAACTATCTATTAACGTTGGTGCAATAACAACTACTGCTCCTGCTTTACAGTTAGAAGGATCTAATGATGGCGGTGTTAATTGGTTCTCAATTGGTACACCACTAACAGCAGTAGCAAGTTCTACTGTACAGGCAGTTAATGCTAATATTAATGCAGAACTAGTCAGAGCAAGGGTATCAACTGCAGGTGTAGGTGTTACAGCTGGTTATGTAGAAATTCACGCTTGGCAATAAAAAAGATAAATAACACAGGCTAAGGCCTGTGTTATTTTTAAAGGAGAATAAAAATGACAGACTATCCAGTAGATAACGCGCAATCAATAAGCGCAGTATCCGATAACACACCTTATCTAGGTACACCAGGAAGAGCAACCTCACCAAATATGGGAGATACAGTAAGTGTTCCACATGCTGCAACTACACCAAATTCATCTCTAACTATCTCAGTACCAAGAGCTAGCTCAAGTAATACACCAACTTCATCTATGCAAGGTGGAATGGTATAATAGTTTAAGTGGTAGAGATTACCGAAGGAGAAATAAATGATTAGTGTTATAGACGCCAGCGGTAGTACTCAGACTATAAATACTTTACCAGACCTTGGTGTTGCAGCCGCCGCAAGCAGTTTGCCTATAGTTGGAGCAGAAGACGCCATTAGTGGCACGATTTCTGTAGCAAACTCAAACTATGCTACTCCAACTATAGCCACTCCTACTACAAACTCATCAGTGGAAATCACCACAAATGGGTACAATACTGTAGTTATTCAAGTTTCTGGTACTTTCACAGCGACATTACAAGTACAGGGTACCGTAGACGGGACCAATTGGTTAACGCTAGGCGGATCTAGACTCCACACTTACACTAGTACAGTAACCACTTCAATTACTTCCGCAGGTATTTACACAGCAGACGTTACTGGTATTTCTAAGATAAGAGTAACTTCTACTACTGCAGCCGTAACTGGTACAGCAAATATCTATTTGTCTGTAGCCACTACAAGCGGACTACCCGGGGTATTGGGTGCTGTAAGCACAGTAAGTTTAATTTCTGCAGCCAGCTTAAACATTCCTGTAGTTGCTGTAGATGTTTCCAGCGCAGCTATAACTTCTACAACCACTACAAGTGCTATTGTTCCGGCAACTGGTTGCAGTTATGAAGTCAATATTCCAGTAACTGCTGTTTCTGGTACAAATCCTACATTGGATGTTGTAATTCAAGAAAGCGATGATTCTGGAACAAATTGGTTCGATGTATATCATTTCGAGAGAATTACAGCTACTGGTATATATAGATCTCCAAAACTACCTTTAATGGGTAATAGAGTAAGGTATGTTCAAACAATATCTGGGACAAGTCCAAGTTTTACAAGAGCTATAAATAGACTTCAGTCTTCCGATACGGCTGTTCCTTTAAGAAGATATTTTGACAGAACATTTAATAACACACAAAATCTTAGTGCGACTTCCTCAAGTTATACAATGGGAAGCCCCAGTAAGAATATGCAATTAATTGTGTCCGCAGGTACTATTAGTGGAACCGCACCTACTTTCAAGGTGCAGGGTTCAGAAGATAATACTAACTGGTATGATATTCCGGGCTTAATTGTTACTGCACAGAATGCAACTACAACACATCAAACTGTATCGGATATTAGAGCCCCATTCTTACGAGCAGTAGTAACAGCAGCAGGTGCGAGTGCTAGTCTTAATTATATTTGTTTAAAGGTATACGGATAAAATGATAGTAAGCAGAGCTGACATCCCTACGGATGTAATTGTACAATACCCCGGCGCTTTTATGCGGGTTCCAATTGCGAATTATCTAAAAGAACTAGAGGTTGATCCTCTACCCTCTCAGATAGCTCTCATAAATGGAATAAATAATCCCAAATACCGCTTTGGGTGCGCAGCTCTGTCTCGCCGTCAGGGTAAAACCTATATTGCAAACGTTGTGGGCCAGGTAGTTTCACTAGTACCCGGCTCCAATGTTCTAATCATGGCACCAAACTATAATCTCTCTAGTATTTCATTTGATTTACAAAGATCACTTATTAAGAGATTTAATCTTGAAGTTGCTAAAGATAACGCTAAAGACAGAGTTATTGAGCTATCTAATGGCTCCACAATCCGAATTGGTTCGGTTAATCAGGTTGATAGCTGCGTAGGGCGCTCCTACGATCTTATTATCTTTGACGAAGCCGCGCTCACAGATGGTCTAGATGCCTTTAACGTATCGCTCAGACCTACTCTAGATAAACCAAATTCAAAAGCACTCTTTATTTCTACCCCTCGTGGTAAGAATAACTGGTTTTCAAAATTATTTGATCGAGGATTTAGTGATGAATTCCCAGAATGGTTTTCTGTCAAGGCTACTTATAAGGATAATCCTAGAATGTCTGAACAGGATGTTGCAGAAGCACGTCGATCAATGTCAGATGCAGAGTTTAGGCAGGAATACGAAGCTGACTTCTCAACCTTCGAAGGTAAATGTTGGCAGATCAAAGACGATTGTATACGTACCTTTGAACTCAATCTTAAGAAGTGTGATGTTTTCGCCGGGCTCGACCTCGGGTTTAGAGATCCAACCGCCTTCGTGGTAGTCGCATATAACTGGGAAGATGAAAACTTCTATATTCTAGATGAGTACCTGGATAGTGAGGCCGTAACTTCAGGACATGCTAAGAGTATTAGAGCACTTATGGACAAGTGGAATATAGATTACATCTATATCGACTCCGCAAACCAGCAGCAGCGTTATGACTTCGCACAAGAATACGATATTCCAACTACAAATGCGAAGAAATCCGTACTAGATGGAATTGGTTATGTAGCATCTCTAGCGGATAATGATAGAATTATCATTGATCCCGAACTTAAACATGTATTATACTCTGTAGATCAGTATCAGTGGGATCCAAATCAAAGTCTACAGAAAGAAAAGCCACTACATAATGAAGCGTCACACATGGCCGATGCTCTTAGGTACGCACTTTATAGTTATAAAACTAGTGTTGGTGGATTCTAATACAATACGTTATTTTCGTACCACGGGTAATTTGCACCTTGACTTTTGAGTACTAAACTAATATAATTGCAGAAATACAAAGGAGACAAAAATGTCAGCAACAACTCTGCTTCGCGACCCAATCAAATATGTTCGCGACCGAGCAAAGTCTAGATATGATAAAGGCTCTCAATGTGAAATTTGCGAAGCGACAACCTCTCTTGACTTTCACCACTACTATACGATGACCCCATTGTTTAATAAGTGGTGTAAATCAAAAGGTTACTCAGTTAAAACTGTAGACGACATCTTGAAAATCAGAGACGAATTTATACTTGAAGAAGAAGATAAAGTCTATAATCAAACTGTAACGTTGTGTCACGATCATCACTTGAAGCTTCACAGTGTCTATGGTAAGGATCCAGCTCTTTCTACTGCTGAAAAGCAGAAAAATTGGGTAAAAATCCAAAAGGAGAAATATGAAGCTAGGAAGTTGGCTAGTTGAGAAATTAAATCCTGGTCAGCGCTGGATCTCCTATATGGAGCCTCAGAGTCCTACCACTGAACCAGAACAGTTATATATTAACTACTATGAAACATTAGAAATAGTTAATAGGGCAGTCAATATGATTATTGATGATGCCGCAGAAATAAATTTTAAAATAGGAACTGAAAAGATTGGATTTCCAAAAGTATCTGGTGTTAAAAGAAAAACGGTAGAAACACTATTAAATGTTCAACCCAACCCATATCAAGATATACACGCTTTCAGACGCAATCTTGTTATGGATTTAATACTAGATGGAAATGCTTTCATATACTATGATGGTGCGTACTTATATCAACTACCTGCAAATAAAGTTACTATATACTCAGATGAAAAGACATATGTTGAAAAATATACTTTTCAGGGTACAGTAGACTTTAAAGTAGATGAGATAATTCATATTAAAGATAATAGCTCAAGATCACTTTATAGAGGAGCCTCTAGACTAAGACCAGCTTTAAGAACAATGAAGCTAATGAAGTCAATGAGAGACTTTCAGGATAATTTCTTTACAAATGGAGCAGTACCTGGCCTAGTAATTAGAAGTCCAGATGTACTTAGCCATCGCATTAAAGAAAGAATGAAAGAAGACTGGAAAACGTCATATAGACCTCAATCGGGCGGAAGAAGTCCGTTAATTCTAGACGGCGGCATGGAAGTAGATCCTCTCACTACTGTGAGTTTCAAGGATCTTGATTTTGCTGCATCCATTGAGTCTAATGAAAAAGTAATTCTAAAAGCTCTAGGCGTACCTCCAGTTTTAGTAGATAGTGGTAATAATGCTAACCTAAGACCTAATCATAGATTATATTACTTAGAAACTATTATACCTATAATTAAGAAAATGAACTCTGCTTTCCAGATGTTCTTTGGATTTGATATAAAAGAAGATGTTGCTGGTATTCCTGCACTCCAGCCAGAACTAAGAGACGAAGCAGCATTCTACTCTACACTAGTAAATGGTGGTATTCTAACCGCCAATGAAGCTAGAGAGGGCATGGGAAGAGCACCACTGGGTGGTCATGACGATATTAGAGTGCCGCAAAATGTAGCTGGAAGCGCTGCAGACCCCTCACAGGGCGGTAGGCCTCAAGATAATACAGGAAATTAACAATGACAAGAAGAACAAGTATAATTTCTCAACTTGGTGCTTACTTTGCCTCTAAAGGAGGGGTAATGACCATGGAAGAGTATAAAAAAGCAGAAGATGCGCCTATTAGGTTTGTTTTAATTAAAAGAACAATCGGTTCGTGGGGCAGACTACTAAATATGATCGGTGACGTAAGTAACTATAGTATTGAGGTAGATATTGTTAAAGAGCCCGCTCCTAAAGAGGAAAAGCCAAAAGCTGAACCAGTAGTCTCAAAGACTAAAGGAGCTTAATTATGGCTAAAGTAGGTGGAGAAGAAATTGATCTAACTCCTACCGATGGTATGGCCAGAGAAGCCCAAAAAGCACTAGACTGGAGAAAAGAAGGACATTCAGGAGGTACCTCTGTAGGACTTGCTAGAGCTAGGCAACTAGTAAATAAGCAAGAACTATCACCAAGTACAGTACGCAGAATGCATAGTTTCTTCAGTAGACACGAAGTAGATAAGAAGGGCGAGGGATTTTCTCCCGGTGAGCCAGGTTATCCATCTAAGGGTAGAGTTGCTTGGGCACTGTGGGGTGGAGACCCAGGCCAAACATGGGCTAGAGCTAAGTCAGAGACACTAGATCGTCTTGAAGGCAAAAGCATAGATTATACTAAAGAATATACTGAAGAAGAAGATATAGAAGAAAAAGCTGGCCCACAAGATTTAAAAGTTGGAGATTTTGTAACCTGGGGATCTTCAGGTGGAACAGCAAAAGGTAAAATAGAGCGAATTGTTAGAGATGGATCCTTAAATGTACCAAATAGTTCATTTACTATTGAAGGAACAAAAGAAGATCCCGCAGCTCTTATTAGAATTTATAAAGACGGAAAAGAAACCGATACTCTAGTAGGACATAAATTTTCTACGCTAACAAAAGCATCTTCTAAATCATTAGAGGATACGCCATGTCCTGTAGTAACTCAAAATAGTGAAGCAAATATTGCAAATCACTTAATAGCAATTCAACAAGCTAATTTAGGACCAGCAGACCCTACCGCCCATAGTGATACATACTGGAATTATATGGCGGAACAGTGGATGGTTCCATCCGATGAAGCTAGAGTTCGTCAATGCCAAAATTGCGAGTATTATGACAACTCTCCAAAAGTTTTAGACTGTTTAAAGTCTTCAACTTTTAAAGCCTCGGATTTACCAGTTACTCCTAAATGGGCCGATGTTACTGCAGAAAGTGGACATTGCACTAAATGGGATATTACTTGCACTAGTATAAGAACATGTGTAAGTTGGGAGCCAGATGAGGGCGAAGAAGATACTGGAGAAATAGACATGGAAGATGATACATCAAACCTAGACGGTCAAATGATTTCTCTTAGTATGAACAAACCAGTAACTAAGATGTTCAAATTTGACTCTACAATCAAAGCAGTAGACGCAGGTGAAGGCGAGTTAAAGATTGATGGATATGCAAGCACAGTATCAGTAGATCGTTCAGCAGATGTAATTTTAGCCTCTGCATGGAATAAATCTGGTGGATTAAATAACTATAAAGCTAACCCAATTCTTTTATTCAATCATAACTATGACAAACCAATAGGTAAAGTTGTAGAGATGGGTACAGATAATAAAGGTTTAAGAATTAAGGGTATCATCAGTAAGAGTGCTGGAGATGTTTATAATCTTGTTAAAGAAGGAGTTCTAACTACCTTTTCTGTAGGTTTCCTAATTAAAGATGCAGACTACAATAAGGAAAGTGATGGACTAATAATAAAAGATGCAGAGCTTCTAGAAGTATCTGTAGTATCAGTACCTTGTAACCAAGACGCTACATTCTCTGTAGCTAAATCATTTGATAATCAAGATGATTATCTAAATTTTAGAAAACAATTTGAAAATGCTCTAGGTGGTCAGCCTTCCGCTGAAACCGGAGGCTCATCAGAGGGCGCTAAAACGGCGTCAAGGAAATTAAAAATGGAAGAAAATACAAACGACATGATCCAGAAGGCTGTTGCAGACGCTCTTGCAGCTCAGAAAGCAGCAGCAGAGGCAGAAGCTGCAAAGGCTGCGGATGCTAAGGCAGCCGAAGAGAAGATCGTAGCTAAGGTACTAGAGACCGGATCAGAAAAGCTATATGCTGAGCTAGAGAAGCGCTTTAAGGACGACAAGACTGAACTAGAGACAAAGCTAGAAGGTCTACGTACTGAAATCTCCGAGAAGTCAACAGAACTACAGGCTATTGCTAACAGCAAGCGCGTATTCGCAGATCGTAATGGTGGCGATTCTTGGAAGAAGGAACTCCTACCAGAAATGGAGAACGCATTCCTATTAGGACGTATCACTGGAAAGGGATATGAGACTAATTATGCTAAGTCACTTATGGAGAAGGCAAACACCATGTCTTCAATCGCAGTATCAAGTGACAGTTTTGAGCGTGAAGTTTCAACAAATATCGAACGCGAAATCCAACTAGAACTAGTTCTAGCTCCACTATTCCGCGAGATCCAAATGAATACTGCTAGTATGATTCTACCAATCATGCCAGATACAAGCTATGCACAACTTTCAGCAAGTTCAGGTACTACAACAGTAGGTAGCGGATCAGGCTCATATCAGGCTGGATCACTTGATGAACGTTCAGGTACTACAGGAGCTGGTACTGGTACTGGTATTCTTCTAAGAGAAATCGATCTACGTACTATTAAGCTAGTTGCTAAGAGCTACCTAGGTAATGAAACTGAAGAGGACGCAATTATTCCTATTCTTCCACTACTACGTGAGGCAATGATTCGTCAGCATGCTCGTGGTGTAGAAAACCTAATGCTACTTGGTGGTGCAACAAGCGCTGGTGGCGCTTACTCAGCAGCTGCTCTAGGTACATATACAAAGGGTCTAGTAGCTTATGCAGAGACTCAGTCACGTAATATTACTAACAGTGCAACCGTTAACGGAACAGGTGGTACTGACGCAACAAGCGTAACTGGTATCGCACTTCTAGCTCTACGTAAGAAGATGGGTAAGTATGGTATTCGTCCAGGTGATGTTGTTTACATCGTTTCACAGACTGCATACTTCGATCTACTACAGGATTCAGAGTTCCAAGACTTCAACCTCGTAGGTAACATCGCAACCAAGATGACTGGTGAAGTTGGTCAGATCTTCGGATCATCAGTACTAGTTTGTGACGAATTCGCAAACACAGGAGCTACAGGAACTTACGCAGCTCTAGCTGTTAACGTACGTAACTTCGTTGTTCCACGTCAGCGTGGTATCACAGTAGAAAGCCAGTACCTAGTTGAGCAGCAGTACAGAGTAATGACTACAACTCAGCGTCTAGGTTTCCGTGAAATCATTGATAACGCACCAGCAGTTGTTGGTCTAAAGTACGCTTAATTTTTAAATTAACCGAGGAGGGGGTTGCTGCTACCAGCAGCCCCCTTCTTATTTGGAGATACCATGGGAGCACCATTAGTAACCTTAACAGATTACAAAACATATAAGAAGATTACTAAAACAGATGCCGATGTTGAACTACAATATATTATCGACTCTGTAAATGTTCTTGTAAGAACTTTCGTGGGGCACTCTATTATAGATTATTATACTACTCCATATGTAGAAAGTTTTAATGTAAAACAGGGACAAACTTCTCTTCAATTAAATGAGTGGCCAATTAAAGAAGTGGTCACTGTAGAAACTAGAGAGTCTCATGACCAGCCTTATACAGTTAAAAGCCCTACTGAGTATTATGTAGACACTGACGTGGACTGTATATATATCCAAGGGTCTGACTACTGGCCATCCGGTTTTGGTGCAGCAAGAGTTACTTACAAGGCGGGGTATGAAACCGTACCTCTAGATCTAAGAATGGCGTGTCTAGACTTAGTTCATATGTATGTTAAGGAAGAGTATAAAGAAAAACGCTCAATCGGAAATACTTCTATTGATAATAGCAACAGCAGAGTTGGGGCACTAGCTACAGAATGGCCTGTTCATATCATTAGAATATTAGATATGTATCGTAATGTCTAGTATAGTAGGTGGATTAGCTGATGCTGCTATAAATAGTATAGAAAGAGATCCATTATTACAGAAGTATAGAAATAGAGTAAGTGATAGAAAAAGCCACATATTTGTTGGTAATTTAGAATCCTTTAAGTCCAGTGTTTATCAAGGTATAAGAACGCAGAGAAGCAGAGGATGGAAACCAACTATCAAACAAGACGAGGAACTAACAGACGTAATTACTGAATACTTATCTAATATGTATTCAATGTTAAGAGCTGATAGTACCTCAAAAGTATTCTCTTACAGTTTTATAGGTGGAACTAAAACTGACTTTAAAGCTATTATTACCGGAGACGGAGTAATATTTAGTCACATAAAGCTGTTAAGAGACAAAGCTAATATATCTAAAGTATCAGCAACGATTAAAAGACTATTTAATCAGACAGGCAAAAAAATAGCCGTAGACCTTACCCACATGGAATCTTCTACTGTAGCAGAGCAATTTGCTACTGAAATGTTGGTAAGATTCGAGTCCCGTGGAAATATTCCTGTCAGTACTGCTGCAATAGAAAAGCTAAAGGCTACTATAAGATATGATCCTTTGTCGACCAAAATAGCAACGCTAAAGGTAGAAGACGGCTTCGGACTAACTAATCAGAGTACAGTAACGGAAGCTAAAATTACAAAATTACTTGGTGAAGCACTAGGTAAAGACTTTATCAAAAAAGAGGCTCCAAATATTATTAAGCCCCGATTAAACAAAGAGCTTAATAATTTAATTGATATTGCTAAGAAAGCCGGAGCAAAAACTAGTAAAAAATTACCTGTAGATAAAGGCGGAACTTCTACAAAAAGTAAAACTCTTAAGGGAAAGGCTCCTAAAAAAGGTAGTACAATTATTGATGGTCCGGATAAAGTAAAACTAAATAATCAGAAAGAATCTGCGGATAAAGTCAACTGGTCATCTTTAAAAAATATAATTAATAATAGACTACCAAAACAGGTTGCTAATAATATGGGCGAACCAGGATTAGTATACAGAACTGGCAGATTTGCAGATAGTACTAAAGTAGTAAACATAGAAACTACAAAAGAAGGCTACCCAAGCATAGTCTTTGATTACCAAAGAAATCCTTATGATGTGTTCGATAGAACTTTAGGAAAATCACCATGGAATACGCCAGCAAGAGACCCTAGAGCCTTGGTTGATAAATCCGTAAGAGAGATCGTACAGGAGATGGCAATTGGTAGGTTCTACACAAGGAGAGCCTAATGGTTACAAATAGAACACGTAGGAGCTCAATTGTAGAAGCTCTTACCGATAAATTAAAGACCATTAGTCATGCTAATGGTTACGCAACAGATTTGGGCGAGCAAGCATATCCAAAAATGAGATTCTGGGATGAGATCCAAGAGTTTCCGTGCATATGTTTAGTCGCTGGAGCAGAGTCTATCGTCCATCAAGGTGGCGGAATGAAGGATAGATACTTAGACCTCACTCTTCGCGCATATGTGAACGAAGAAGATTCCACTCTTGCTTTAGAGAAATTACTGGAAGATGTCGAAATAATCATAGACAGAAATGGCAGGTTGGCATACGTCGACTCTTCCGGTAATACAGACTACACAAGAGATATTATTATAACATATATAGACACAGATCAGGGAGCTCTATCACCACTAGGAGTTGGAGAGATGACCCTACAAGTAAAGTACGCATAAGTACTTTAGGAGATTAAAATGGCAGTAGGTGATACAAACCTCTTCTTCAATAGGGATACAAAGGTGTATGCAGTTGAATACACTGGTACAGCAGCCGCTAATGTGTGGCAGCTTCCTGTGCTCAACGGCTATTCTTTCAGCCAATCAACAAATGCAAGCCAAGTAACGCTAAACGAAATGTCAAGCATTATTGGTAACAGTCGTCGCGGTCAAGTTTCATTCAATGACTCACTAGCTCCAGCTGAATGGAGTTTCGATTTATATGCGCGCCCAACTTTAGTAGCTAATACAGTCCGTGCTCCAGAAGAGGTTCTATGGGCCTCTCTTCTATCAGAATCGAACATGTATCCAGCACTAGGTATCGCTGGTAATACCAGTGTAAGTAGTTGGAGTTTTGCTACAACAACCATTACTTTAACAGTAACATCGCACCCATTCAAAGTAGGTGATACTATTACGGTTTCTGGCGCAACAGCTACAACAAATGCTCCTAATGGTAGCTATCTAGTAACAAGTACTACTCCTACAACCATTGTATATACGGCAGCCCTAGCTCCAACAGGTACTGCTGGTGGTACTGTTGTTGTTACTGGTGGTGCTGTTGTAAGTAACGCCACCATTGATACAGTAACAAATACTACAGCACTTACAATTAGTTCCCTACCACCTGCAGGAGGAACATTCTTTAAACCAGGTGATAAAGTGAAATTAACTGGTACAGTAAGCTGGACCGGCGGTACAGCGCCTTCAGATAGCTTATATACTGTAACAGCATGCACAAACAGTGTAGTTACAATTGCTAATCCAACTGGATCGACTGCAGTTTCTGTAACTAATGGAAGACTTACTTCAGCTACTTATGCAACCACAGCCACTGAACTAGATTTTGTACCGGCCTCTTCAAATAAGACAAGCTTAGGTACATTTGATCTATATTTTGTTCTTGGTGCTTCCAAAGCCGCTACAGCAGACACCTATCTTGCAGGAGCTTCTGGAGAAATCACAACAATCTATAAGATTTCTAACTGCTGCGTTAATGAAGCTACTGTTAACTTTGAGATTGACGGAATTACTACAATATCATTTTCTGGAATGGGAACAAAGATCTCTGAACAGCCAAGCTGGACTTTTACTGGAACTATTCAGAATCCAGACCAAACAGGTTCAGTTACTCATGCACTAATTCAGAATGGAGTAACTTCAACAACCAACATGATTCGTAATCGTCTAACCGCACTCAGTGTAGTTAGTGCTGCTACAAATACTGGTATTGGATCAAAGACTTATGGAATTACCCTAACAGGAGGAAGCTTCACTATTAGCAATAATATGACATTCCTAACTCCAGAGTCAATTGGTGTCGTTAATACTCCGCTAGGGCACGTAACAGGTACACGTTCAGTAAGTGGAAACTTCACTTGCTATGCTGATGAAGTAACTAACGGAAGTATTGATCTTTATCAGGATCTTCTAACTGCGACCAATCTTATTACAAATAAGTTTGCTTTACAGTTCTTTGTTGGAGGTAGAGGAGCAACAACAGGATATCCTGCCTCACCAGGTATCATGTTTGATATGGGACAGTGCCATCTAGAAGTTCCATCCGTGAACATTGATGATGTTATTGGTTTTGAAGTCAATTTCACCGCCCTACCAAGCGCTATTAGTAATACAGATGAACTAACAAAAATTCGTTATGTAGCCTAATAGAAAAATAGTTCTTGACTTTAAGGACCAACCATTCTATAATTATAGAAACTCGGGGGAGCAGAAGAAATTTTGCTCCCCCTTCGTGTAAGATATGTACAACTTTAAAAAGAACGCAAAAGCCTATATAGTATATTCTGGTGCGACCCACCGTATAGATCTATATTCAGATATAACTGCTTCTCAAACCTTTGATGAGCAAGGCTATAAAAGAAAAACGCTACATAATTTGACTGACTTGCACGATCATGCAGTAGTTAATAGCGCAAATCCTGCAAATTTTTCTTTTACAACCCCAATTCCAAACTCAGATATTCCACCAGTGATATTAAGTTTAGGATCAAACTACTCTAGTGGAACTCTGAACTCTTTTGATTTATATATACAATCAGATAATATTATATATATATTAAATAATTGTGTAATAGAATCAATGGCTTTTAATATAGAAATGAAAGCCGTGTTAACAGTGTCAGTATCTGGAACAGCTTCAAAATTATCCAAATTTGGTAACGTTGGCACAGTGACAATTCCAGGATCGGTGTCTGCAGATAGTAGATTTAATAGAACATATAGTAGAGTCGACCGGTTAGCAGTTACTATAGAAGATAATACTCTTGATAGTATAGCGGCACTTCATATGGATCTAAAAAATGATATAAATTGGAGTGGATATAAGACTGTGAATAAAGCCGTTATTGGCGGAATAATGTATCCAGATTCTTATGTACTTCAGGGAAGAACACTATCTGGGTCTATAACTCAATTCATTACTTCCCAAAATTCAAACTCATTATTTGATACTAGTACAGATTCACCTATTGATATTAGTATCTACTATTTGGGGTATTCATCCGCTAATTCTCTCTTAAGATTTACTCTTCCATCTACAGTATTTACACGAAGATTAAATTTTGAAGAGCTAATAAATAGAGTCTACGATTTTAGACTCAACTATAACTCTGCTGCTACAGTAGAGCCAATTTACAAAACCGCTAAGACGGCCACAACTATGAATTTTACAGTTCCAGCAAATAGTGGTCTAATAGCCTTAATCAACTAAGGAGTAATAATGAATTTAAGTGAACTAATGGTCGATACAAAGTCAGCATGGGTAGAGTACCCAGGCTACGAAGGCTTCGAAGTAGAAGTAGTAAATCTTTCTCGGCCCGAATTAACAGCGCTACGTAAGCGTTGCTTAATTACTAAATATGACAAGACTACACGTAAGCCTGTTGAGGAACTAAATGAAGAGAAGTTCATTGCAGAGTTCACCAAGGCTACGATCAAGAATTGGAAGGGATTCAAGTACAAGTTCCTACAGGATTTTGTACTAGTAGATATTTCAAAGGTAGATCCAGAAAAGGAACTTCCATACAGCCAAGATAATGCTAAGCTTCTAGTTACTAACTCATCAGAGTTCGACACTTGGGTGAATGATACGGTGTTCGATCTAGAGAACTTTCGTACAGAGCCAAAGGGAGCAAATGTGGCAGCGACTGGAAAAGTGGCAGAATAATCTAGACGTAGGAATGACAAAGGATAGGTACCTGGCCATGTGTGAACAAATGGGCCAGGAACCCTCTGAAGCTAAATGCCCTCCTGAGTATGAGGATTTTCCGCTACCTTTGCAGCAAGCTATAGAAGTCTTTAATAGACTAGGTGATAGAGTCTATCCAGACATAGGCTACATGGGAAAGGATTACGTAGCGCTACCACTTCATATGGAAGTAGTGGGAGTGACTGAGAAAGATATTTTTCTAGAGGCCTTGGTAAGGCTTGATGCTAGTCTCATAAAGAGATCGGCTGATCAAATGAAAAAGGCACGGGATTCCGTCAAGAAGAAATAGGATGGCAAATAATACTGGAGAGTATACATTATTAATTAATGCTATAGGTGATTTAACCAAGGCAATAAAGCAGAATAAGAACTTTGCTGCTTCGGCAAACGAGGCAGCAGCGGCTCAAGATAGAGCACGTAAAGCTTCAAAGAAGCACAATGATATATTAAACGGTGGTGTAGCAAGTGCTAATAACGCCGGACGAAGTATGTCCAAATTAATAGAAACAGTCGGCGGTAATAATAGTGGACTAGTAGCCGCATACGCAACACTAGCTACTAATGCGTTCGCTGTTAGTGCCGCTTTTAGTGCTTTAAGAAATGCTGCTCAAGTAGAGCAGATGATGAAAGGTCTAGAGGTACAAGGCGCAAGAACCGGCAAAAATCTAAAGGGACTATCAAATGATCTCCAAGAGATAACCAATTATTCTATTAGTGCTGCTGATGCTATGCAGGCAACTGCACTTATGAGCTCCGCTGGATTTAGCTCCCAAGGGATGAAGGACCTAGTCACAGTTGCAAATAATGCCGCATTAGCACTAGGAAGAAACGTTCCAGATTCTCTAGATAGAATTAGTAAGGGTGTTACTAAATTGGAGCCCGAGCTACTAGATGAACTTGGTATTATGACCAAATTAACAGAAGCTCAATCAGCTTATGCTCTTGAAAATAATAAAAGCGTTGGCTCTTTAACTTCATTCGAAAAAAGACAGGCAATGCTTAATGCTGTAGTTGCAGAAGGCACCGCTAAGTTTGGTGGATTATCTGACCAGGTAGGAGCCAATCCTTATGATAAATTAGCAGCGACCTTCAGTAATCTAACAAACAATGTATTAGGCTTTGTAAATACTGTCGCAGGTCCTCTCGCTGCAGTATTAGGAAGTAATCAAGGCCTACTACTTGGTGCTTTAATTTTATTCGTAAGCTCAATTAGAAAACAAATGCTGCCAGCGTTAGCTCAAATGAGCGAGAATGCTATAAAAGCAAAAGATATTCACTTACAAGAAGCTGAAGCAATCAAAACAAAGACAGCAGCAACACTAGCAGATGCTAAAGCAACTAGATTAGCCGCTTTAGAAACAGCTAGAAGTTCTGTTGGTACTATTGCTGGTAAAGCAAATCCTAGAAGTTTTAGAGTTAAAGAACTACAAGAGGGAACATTATCTCTCAAAGAAATGAATAAAGAATTAGATAGATTAAATAAATCTATAACTGGTAGAGAAAAAAGTATAGAAGGAACTGGGTTTAAAGTAGACCCATCAAAGATACCACAAAAGAAAGTAGAATTGCAACTAATAAAACAAGAGCGTGATAACTTAGCAGCTTTAATAAAATTAGAAACTGAAGGTGATTCTACTATTAAGCCTTTAAGAGAAGAGGCAATAAAAGGTAAATTAGAATATATAAAACAACAAAAATTAGCAGCTATGGAAGGTAAGAAAGCAGAAGCCTTAGAGGCAGCCTCTTCTGGTACTATAAAAGGTGTAATAGAAAGTTGGGGGAAAGCTAAAGAAGCTGTTGAAGAGTATAAAAAATCCATTAAAGCTGAAGGAATGCAAAGTAGGGTACAAGAAGGTGGAAATATAAAACCACAAACAGGACTCGGAAGGCTCTCAGAAAAAATTAAAGGATCAATTGGAAGTGTAGGAATATATACATCTACTATGACTGCTGGAATTATGTCATTACTTCCTTATATTGGTACTGCTACTACCGCATTATCTGCCGCCTGGTCAGTATATCAGAACTTCATAAAGTCAGATGCTGATAAGGCCCGTACAGAAGCTCTTAATAAGTTAAAAGAAACTTTAGATAATACAAGAAAATCAGTAGAAGAATTAAATAGGCTAAATGAAGCTTCTATTCCTATTGGATTAAAAGCTGCACAAACCCTAACTATTCAATCAAATGCCACTGCTGAAATAGCAGGAGCTTTTGATGAAGTCAAAAATGCGGCGGAAAAGGCAAAAAATAATACCGAAACAGATAGTATCTGGAAAGTTATCATAGGCTCCCCGGAAGACGCAGTATCATACGCTACTGGAGTGGCTAAGGATAGCGAGTTCTTTAAGCCTATAGCAGACGAGCTTAAAAATTCTACAGCATCGTATGGAGGAGCCGCTGCTGGTGCACTTATAGGGGGAATGGCTGCATTCTTTGCCGGACCAGCAGGTCCACTAGTTGCAGCAGCAACTGTACCTCTAGGTGTTGCAATAGGTAACAGACTAGGAACAGCATTCGCACAATTACTACCAGAAGAGCTCAATGGGATAGATGAAGAAGCAATAGCAAGCTTTAGAGCTATGGATCAGCTAAGTAAAATACTAAATAAAGACGTATATGATAGCATGATCAAAGCCGCTGGCGGGGCTGACAATTTAGCTAAGAGCCCGGCTTTAAGAGACGAGTTCTTACGACAGGCTGCTTCAGCTTATGTTGGAGTCGCGGATGCAGTAAAATCTCTACAAGAAGCTTTTAAACAAACTGGAACAGCTATTACCCAGTTTTTTACAAGTGCTATTCCAACAACACCTTTTGACGGCTTAGTTAAGGGGTACTCCTCAGTTAATAAAGCATTCCAAGAACTAGATAGTACTATTGGAGGCTCTAATATGAAGGAACAGGTCAAGCTTATGTCCTCTATGCCTGAGGAAATGATTAAACTTCTATCTGTACCACAGCAGCAAATTATACAGAATCTTCAAAAAGAATCCGCACAACTAGAGTATAATAAGACTTTAATAGATGACTTAGTTAAGAAAGGTAAAGACAGATCCAACGAAGAAGAAAGACAGTTAAATTACTTAACTCAACAAAATATCTCTATTAATAAAAATATGGAAACATATTATAAAGAGGGAGAGGCTATAAAGCAGTCCCTACGAGATACAGAAGCTACTCTAAAATCCAACCAAAGACAATCTATATTGTATAATAGTCAGTTAAGCCTGGTAAACGCTATATCTAGTGCTAACTCCGAGATATACTCTAAGAGCGCGGAGGGTGAGAAGGCTAGAATCCAGAGGCATAATGAGGCTATTAGACTTCAGCAAGCGCAGTTAAATCTTCAAATAAGTATAACCGAAACATATATTGCACAAGCAGAAGCTCAAATTGATCTATTAGAAATACAACAAGTAGCACTAAAAGTAACTAAAGAAATGGATACTGCTTCTATGCAGAAGGCTCGTAATGATGCGGAAACAGCCAAAAATATAGCTTCAACAGCAGCTCTAAGTGCTGGACTAACACAAGAGTATCTAGATAGTATTGACGCCGTAATAGCTCGTAAGAAGCAGTTAGGTCCTGACGCTTTAATGAAAGCTACTATTGATTATAATAGAACAGGTGACTTACTGAAGGCAGCTGAAGCCTATGGATCTGCTCAAAAAGGATTAGAAATTGCTTCGTTCCGAGCAGCTAATTCTATAAATATTGAATCTCATAAAGATCAAATATCTAGTTTTAATCAGCAAGTATCAGCATTAAGAAATTCAGTAGCCGCTTTAGATGAGAGTATCATTGGTACAAATCAAGAAGCAGGATTAATAGCAAAAAGACAGGCAGAACTAGCCAAGGCTGAAGAGGCTCGTCAGTTACAGATAAAAGAAATCACTATTGATAATAATGAGGTTCTTAGAGCCTCTTATAATTTAACAAAACAGCGTGCAAACGCTATATATGAAACTATAAGAGCTACAACAATACAACTATCTAAAGACAAAGAGAGAGCAGCACAGGAAGCTGGAAGCAATATAAAAATACTTGAAGCAGAAAGAAAGATTTACGAAGGTAGATTAAAGGATCGTCCTAATATGGCTCAACCAGAAAAAGAGTCATATGAAGCAGCTATAAAAAGTTTAGATACTCAAATAGCGCAGGAGAATCAGCTCAATATTTTAGGTCAGCAAAGGCTAGACGTATTAGCTCAGCAGAGTATTTTACAGTCTATAATTGGACAAGGACTAGGTGACTCCCTGCAGAAGCTACAGGAGTCTATTCAGGGACAGCAGAAATTACTCGATCTTACCAATGAAGTAGCACAAAAAGAGATGCAAATAGCTCAGAATAGAAGTAAGCTAGCTATTACTAAAATGGGAGGTACTGTTGATGAGGATACTCAAAAGCAGTTCGCAGTAGAGGCTGCTGAGATAGCTTATAAGGCTGCTCAAGAAAATTATATTTTAAGACAGCAATCAATTGATGCAGAATATGCTCTATTAAAAGTACAGAGAGAAGCAGAGTCTGGTAATATAAAGGCTCAAATATATTTAATTAAAGCTTTCGCTCAAGTATTTAATGTACAGAGCAAAGAACTACAAGATAACTTAGATGCTCTAACTTCTGCAGCCGCACGTATTGAAGCAACAGATACTACAGCAATGAAGAATCTGGCTAAAAGATCGGCGGCTGCTGATCTAGAATTGTCTCGTCAAGCTTTGGAACAGGCTAAAGCAGAGAGAGATACTGTAGGTATGCCAAAATGGCTATCACCTATAACTAATCTGATGGCAAGAATAGAATCTAGAAATAGAGCTGAAGCTACCGCTAATTCTCCAATAAATGAGTCTAGGACTCCAACTATTGTAAGATTAGACGCTCAAGTCGAGGAGCTGAAATCCCAAGTTTCATTGCTAGTTCAAATTAGAGATAATTTGAATAAGGTATTACCGGCAGTAATTCCTCAGACTAATACAGAAACAGTAGGAGAACAGATAAGCTCATCAGTAGCTACTTCGCTTTCAAAAAGCCAAGTTTGGCAAAATCTTATACAACAAGAATCTGGTGGTAGACAGTTTAAGAAAAACGGAGAAACCCTAACTTCTAGCAAAGGGGCAATAGGTATTGCGCAGCTAATACCAAAATATGGTCCAGATTTTGCAAAAATGGCTGGAACCACTTGGGATGAAAGTAAGGCTAGAAAGGATAAAGATTATAATTTAAAATTAGGTTACGCTAATTTTGAAAATCTAATAAAGCATTATGGTGGTGATTTATTAAAAGCAGCCGCCGCATATAATGCTGGCCCTGGAAAGATTGATAAACTTATAGAAGAAAAAGGAAAAGATTGGAGATCAGGACTGGGTAGAGAAACTAGAGATTATATAAAAACAATCTTTAAAGGTATGGCACAAGAAAAAAGAGCCATACTAAAAAGCTCCTCAGATATTGCAGCTAATCCATCTGTAATAAATACTACTGATAATGGTACAATTGGTACTCCAGAAATCTCAACTCTAGTAGCCGTTCCGGCCTCCTTAGAGACTACTGCTACCGCAGCGGGACAGGCTGCTGAAAGTGCTAAACTTAAATTCTCGGATCTCTTTGAAACAATAAACACTGCCTTCGCAGTTTCTATGGGTATCATGGAAGATCTTGGTGCTCAAATGTCAGAAAGACTAGGGCAGGACTTCGGTCCACAAGGCAAAATACTAAGCTCAATAGCTAATCTATCAAAAGAACTAGAAAAGTTTGCTACCAACATGTCAAAAAGTTGGGAAGGCTTATTTCCAAAGATGCCAGTATTGGAAGGTATTGGTGGTCCAATGAATAACTTCCCAGTTGCTATGAATGCACAAAGTGTTAGCTCTGTATCCGGAATGACACAACCTGTTAATACAAGTCTAGCTGGATCTGCTTCTGCTGCAGCGCCTGCAGCTCCTTTAACTGGAGGAGTAGATAACATTGGTAGTAGTTTATCTGGATTATCCGGTCTATCTCAAACTACTACTGAATTAACTGGCGGATTAGATAATCTAGCAAGTAAAGCTTCGGAAACTGCTAAATTAAGCACAGATAGTATCAAAGCAGCCAGCGTTGAGGTAGATACTGCACAAACTAAAACTACCGAAGGTTTCAATAAACAAATGCAATCTGCTTCAGTTGCATTTGGTGCTATAGCTGGAATGATTGGTGCAGTAGCTGGACTATTAAAGTCCTCTTCTGATGCTAAAATAGCCGGTATAGATAAAGAAATCGCAGCTGAACAAAGGCGTGATGGTAAATCCGCAGCTAGTGTCGCTAAACTAGATGCTCTCGAAAAGAAGAAAGATAATCAAGCTAGAAAATCTTTCAATACTCAAAAGAAGCTAATGATGGCACAGGCTGTTATGGCAACAGCTGCAGGTGTGGCCAACGCGCTAGGCAGTGCTAAACCTCCAATGAACTTTATCTTAGCAGGTATAATAGGTGCAATGGGTGCAGCTCAGATAGCTATTATTGCCAGTACTCAATATGATAGTAGCTATAAGGCACCTACAGCAGCTATGCCATCAAATCTATCAATAGGCAAGCGCTCTGATACAGTAGACCTAGCCAAAGGTCCAAATGCTAGCGCAGGCGGAGAAGTTGGCTACTTAAGAGGAGCATCTGGACAGGGTACTAATGCTACTAATTACCGCACGGTAGGCTCCGCCTACGGTGGCGAGCTAATGAGAGGCTACGGTAATCGTGGATTCGTTGTTGGTGAGAAGGGGCCTGAAGTTATTACTCCAGAAACGCCAATCTCAGTTACACCAGCTAATGACGTTGGTTCAGCACAACCAATCAACGCTAATTTCACAATCCAAGCTCTTGACTCAAACGGTGTCCAAGACATTCTAGTAAGTCAGAAGGGTAATATTATTAAGATGCTTAGAGAAGCTGCTAACGCTTCAGGCAAGACATTCATGGAAGACGTAAACGTTAATGTTTACACAAGACCTCAAGTTAACAGGTTATAATTAAGTACTTCGACCGTAGATTAGTTAAATTTTCTACGGTCGAATTTTTTCTTGACTTTTTAAGTTTTTTCGTGTATAATTATATTATTATGAAAAATTTTAAATGGACAAAAGAAAACATTAACTTTTTAATAGAAAACTACTCCTCTAAAGGGGCACCTTATTGTGCCTTACAACTAGAAACTAGTGTTGGCTCCGTACATGGAAAAGCTAATAGGTTAGGTATTAAATCTAGAAAGAATCAAAAAAGAACTCATTCAGAATATGAAAAGGAGTTAATGGATAAAGATATAGATTTTGTACCTCTTGAATCTTACATAGATAGTCATACCCCTATACTTCATGAATGCTTTAATAATCATATTTCTAGTATTAAACCATATTCTGTACTTAGTGGCAGAGGATGTAAACAGTGCGATACCATAGATAGAACAAAAACACACGAGCAATACTTAATCGACTTAAGTAATATACATTCTGATATACAAGTAATCGATCAGTACAAAAATAGTATTACTCCCATAAGGCATTCTTGCTCGCATGGACATATATGGTGGGCTAGACCAGGATCTATTTTAAATACTAAATCACACTGCCCAGAGTGCGCAAATTACAGCTTTAAATTGACTAAACCAGCAATACTTTATTATTTAAAAATAACAAAAGAAAATTTAGTGTACTATAAAATAGGTATAACAACTAGATCGGTTAAGGAAAGGTTTAGAACTGAGCCTAAGAGTACTATAATTAAGATCATACAAGAAATACCTTATACTACAGGCAAAGAGGCCAAAGATGAAGAGTCCAGGATACTCCAACAGTACTCTGCACATAGACAAAATATACCGGAGTTACTAGTATCCGGAGGCAACACCGAACTTTTTGAATTCGATGTTCTTGGATTAGATATATAAAATGGCAACTTTTACAAGTTTTTCTGATCTTTTACCAGATCCTAATAATAAGATAAACAGTGCTGGAGCTAGTGATAGCTCCGGCACTGCCGGTCCTGGTTTTGCTAAAATTAAGTTTACCTCGGATAATAATACCCAGGTGTCTAGAACAATAAGTGGGAGGGGCGTAACTGCCTCTCCCAGCTTTCATAAGTGGTCATTTGATATTAATTATAACCCAATGACTCGTGATGAGTTCGATCCCGTAGCTTCTTTTCTAGAAAGTCGTAGAGGTAGACTTAACCCTTTCTACGTTATTCTACCACAGCATTCTAAGCCAAAGAATACTGCATTTGCTAATTTTTGCGCAACAAATATTATAACTGCTTCAACTACTGTCGCCGGATCTCCTACTCTGATGATAAACGCTAGCACTACTATACTAGGATCTCCTAGTGTTGGTGACTTTTTTACAATCACCGATAGTAGTGATGCAAATCATAAAAAGACCTATAAAGTAATCAGAGTAGAAGATAATACAACCTATCAAACTGGCACTACTGCCCCCACTACTCTGCAAAAAAGAGTATGGACTCAACCGCCTATAGCAAGGGCTGTTGCCTCTGGTTCAGTAGTTACTTTTATAAATCCTAAATTCAGAGTCATCCAAAAAGGAGACACTCTAGAATATGACTTAGATACAGATAATCTGTATCAATTCTCATTATCATTGGAAGAAATACAACCATGAGTACAACGGAAAGA